GACAAGTCGCCTAATTGCATCGCGATCATATCCTTTGTGATCTCCCAATTATTTACGCCTATTAAGTAACGGGAATAGCTTTGAGTTGAATAGCTAGACCTTTGACGATCCGCATTCGTGAAGTTACCATACGCTACGAAGTGCATCAACTTAGTAGGATGATAAGAGAAGCCACTTCGAAGTACATATTTAAAAGTCGAATCGCTTAGTTTTTCGGTTATACGAAAATAAGCTGTCAGAAAGCCCGATTTGTTATTGAATATACCTTTGCAAATATCATCAACCGCTAAACTTGCCAATTCGCCCGGTTCTAGTTTAAGAGTAATGATCTTGTTAGTCGTATCAATCGATTCAATGATACCGCCGCCCGGTGCGTTCCATTCTTCCCCGGCTATAACAGACACACGGTTATATCTTAGTTCGTCAGCCTCTAAAAATTCATTAACACGAAGCGATTTAAACTCTGCATCACCGGAAGCCTTGATTATCCATCCTAGCAACTTAGACGCATAATTAGCAGAGGAAATATCACCGGAAAACTTTGCGATACAAGCTGTCAAAGTCCCTATAACATCAATCCCACCTTTAAAGTGAATTAATTTTTCGGCAGTATCTTCTACAACTTTACTTAAATACTTTGCATCCGCGACTTCTTCCGTAGATACCTTGTGTAGTTTAAAATGATTCCTGCCATCCTCTTTAGAGATCGTTTCATCTTCAACCAAAAGATATAAACTCTTATCGCCTTTTACCGATATTGCCTGACCAAAATAGGGTACATAAGCCTCTGCATCTGTGTTACGTGCATATCTTAACGCATCTTCCATACTGTTCCAAGTATCAGTTGCATCGATGGGACGATCCGATGTCCTCCGATATTGGATCGCCAGACTAGCACCCGGTATATTTAAAGATGCTAAACCGGATAACAGGACATTAACTAAATTATCTTTATTCATTGTCATATAGTCTTAAAAGTAAATGTATCAGCGTCATTTGTCATAACAGATTTTATAACCCACATCTTATATGTAATCGCTTCACTACCGTTTGCTCCTTCTACCTTGATCTCGGAAGGTCCAGTACAAACGCCTGTATCCTCTATAAAATTACCCGGATAAGATGTCAATGTTAGTTCTTTTATCGTATCAGCCGGAATACAGATCACAAACATTTTCCACTGTCCTACAGGAAATTTATATATCCCTGCACCCTTATACAAGCCATTGGATAGTAACGAACGAACTTCCAATGAATTAGAAGGAATAGAGCTGCATACACCTGCAAACCATTTACGGAGTACATTAACACTAATCTTATTATTCAAAGTTATTTCGTCCAAATCATCACTCGCGGCAAAAACAGCCGTAGCGGTGTAGGTTTCTCCCTTCGTATAATTCCCTGTAAGACGACGTATCGCTGTTTGTGCAGCATTGACTTCCGAAGAGAACTCTAGTACATTCTCTTCGTTGTCATCATAATACGATTTAATCATAGCGCCGTTATCGTTGCGTGTTGCCGTATAAGTAAGTACGCCCTTTGCCGATCCGTATTCTACATCGTTTGCTGTCGATAGCTTACCTACAAGTGTAGCAGGAACAGGTTTATATAGCATTTTGCGAAATATTTGCTCATACCCCGTACCCTGCTTAAAGATAGCGCCCGGTGATATGTGCCCGGTCTGAGGCGCATTGACACGAATTTCTTTTGTTAATCCCGTATCGGAAACAGGACCGGAACTAGAAGAAGATTGAGAGCCACCGCCGGAATTAAAGATAGTAGTCCCGACGGGATAGTTCTTTGATCGTGGCAATGCAGGGATAGCCTTATTCTTTATTTGTATAGCCATTAGTTTGTATCATTTTACAGGTGAACTGTTCTGCCGCAAAGTCTATTTCACCACCTGTAACGATGAAGTTTTTCCCATTCATATAATTGTCTGAAATCACAGATATAGGTGTAATAGATTCGCTATTCTTTAATACCTGTGTTAGCTTTATTTTGGTAGCTCCGTATTGGTTAATTATCCTTCTTATTAGTTGTTCTTCTGGACGTACTAAAGCGTTTTCGATAGATGAATAAAGATTATCCCTTAAATAGTCGCTCCCTAACATTATCTTACTGTAACATGCTCCGTCATTATTGTAACTTGATATTTTAAATTCTATTTCATCAAGAGGATTAATATAGCTTTCATTCACTACATTCTCATAGATTCGATCCGAATTATTCTCTTCGATATTATCATTGTCTATGACCTTCTTTTTAAAATCTATTTTTATATCTTTTAAGAAAAAGCCATAGCCGGAGACTCCTTCCGGGAGCCATACCTTTTTTAAAATTTCAAATTCTAATTGTCCGAACAGATTAATATTGTTCGGAATCTCGATCACGTATCCGGTCAAACCTTCGTAAGGCATACTTAGAGTTTTAGTATTTTCGTTTTTTACCCATTCATCCGGCTTCTTTAATTTAAAGTCCAAATCAAAAGTCAAATCTAGTCCCGTCGGTTTTGTAGTGGATTTAACCCAACCATTATTAGTGTAGTAGTAGTCACCTACAATTAATCTACATGCTATCTCCGTGCCAAAGACACCACCAGAATTATATTTCTCATACGATGTCATATTACTAGCATTCAATGGATGACTATATGACATACTGATACCGAAAGCTCCATCGAAGTACTTAATTGGCTTATTATCTTTAAATTTCAATAGAGGCGATCCGGTTCCTAATTGTTTGGGAACCGTTATCATTGGCGGCTTCCAATCCGGGTCCTCTTGTTCGTCACCTGTGGGCGGAACAGTGCTCGGATACGTGTATTTATAATCCGATACCAATTTAAATTGATAAAGATATTCCCAATTATAATCAGAGATATTTGGTTTGCCGTCATTCACTTCGTACTCGCATCGCTTTGCACAATAGCCACCTAGAAAGTATCGTGTCGGTTCGTCTATATACACATTGGTTACGTTCTCGTCTACTAAATTACAATAAGGCTTATTATCATTTAGATTCTCATAGCGTGGGAGTTTAAACACCTTGCTCTTTAGATACTGTCTTGTTTCATAATACTGTTTATAATTATAGGTTTTCCTTTCAGCAAACGTACTCAACTTCTTAAATTCTTCCTCCGATATAATATCGTTGTAACAATAATTACTACACTTTATTGTCGTTTTGTTATAACCGGGAAGAATATCAAGGAAGTGCTCTGAACCCGCATAACCAATCTCGGAAACTTTGAATCGGTTAGGGGACTGCTGAGTAAAAGATGTCATATCAAGATTGTACTCGTGGTATGTTCCTTTGTGGTCTACATCAACAAAATATAAATTTCCCAACCAATCTACACAGGTCCAATTCAAAAACTTGCAAGTTTCTTCTAAAACCTCTTTTAATGTCATCGCCTTGTCGTCCTCGTCAAAGAAGTTTTGTTCGCTGATCGTTAACTCCTTTAATACGTTTGATTCTTTATTATAACTAGATTGATCTTTAGCGTACACATGAGGAATAAAGACGGAGGAATAACACCCGCGAGACTCAGATATGAACATTTTTAATAACTCCCAGATGCTTATAAAACTTCTAGTATCACTCTTACCCTGTTTATAATTGATATATTCTAGCGTACCCATTGCAGAAATGCAGTCTATTTCTAGCTCGAATTTGGTAGATGTGTAATCCTGCGTATAAAGTTCCGGTTTTACAAATCCCGTCCAGACAATGTTATTTTCACGTTTAAAATTCACCCTATACTGTTGATACCCGGTAGAATATAAACTTTGCAAATAATCACCACCCACAACACGAATCACCGCTTTTGAGAATCGAGTAGGAATATACAAGAAATCTTCGTCCTCAATCGAAACAGAGAAAGGAGAACTACCACTACCGACCAACTCAACAGAATCGCCCGTATAGTTTTCCTTTTGTATCTCAATCAAATAAGAAACTTCCTTTCGAGATTTGAAAGGAAGTGTGTATATTGTACCGTAGTTTACCATAGTCTTTTACCTGTTTTCTTGATGTGATTATGTAATGCTAAAAATATGCGATCTCCTTTTATTTCAACATCGCTATATAAGCGAATATCATCGTTTCCACTCGGTGCTATTTTCTGCGATAGCGAACCGTATAAACCCGAATTAAGCATACGAAACAGATTACTTTGCTGCGACCCGTTCAATATCATTTCGCCGCTATTCAATAAAGCCGGAACTTTATCGCCTGTAAATGATGTGCCCGGAACAATACCACCCGTTGCATACTTCGGCATACTTGACATAGCGGCAATAATAGCAGCAACACCCGCCAAACCTAGAGCAATACCGACAAAGGGGATTCCTGCGTGAGCTTTTAAAACCTCACCCCCTGCTGCCGACATATTCGCGATTGCACTTTTACGCGCCGTTGCCGCTTCTACTTCATTTGCAGAAGCCATTTCAAGTATCTTCGGAATAGCTTGCCCGACAGTTGACAGGAAACTAACTCCCCATTGCAGGACGGAAGCCGTATTATCATCAAATAGACCCGACATACTCCCAACGACTCCACTAATATTTGCAAGCGATTCGGCATACTCTTGATTCAAGTCTATATCTTCTTTTTTAAAGAGTGGATCATGCTTAGGTAACTTAAAATCTTTTCCAGTATTCCCATGTGTCGGAACTTTATCGTATGTAGGCTTTATAGGAATCGGCAAGGCGCCGTCTTTCATTTCGCCGTGAGCAATTTTGAACGCCTCCTGATCGACTACAAATTTGAGTTTAACCTTCTTTTGTTCTAGCTCGTTTATCGTTGCTTGAATCGTTGCACGCGCTTGCATGTCGATTTCAGCAATAAGTTTCTTATTTAGATCAGAGATTTCGGAGTCATGCCAAGCGATAGAACCCTCTTTAGGTTTTTCTTTAGGCGGATTTCCACCTGTACCAGATTGAGAGGCGCGATTTGCTGCTTTAGTCATACTAGATAAGTTTCGACCTGCCGCCTCTGCCGCCGCCGAGACATTGATCAAATTCTGTAACCATTCATCACTCTTCTTTACTAAAATCGCGTTATATTGTATTGCATCTTGATACTTTGCCAACATCGGGCTTATTGCCTCTCCTAAAGCTTTTGCGTCTGTAGTCGCAACTGTGTGTACATTCATCCCAGAACCAACAGTTTCGTAAGTTGTGAATTTGGCTTTCAAACGGTCGTATTCATCTACGAAGTCTTTGTACTGTTTTGCTAATTGTGCCTTTTGTTCATCACCTGCTGAAGATACGTCTAATTTTAGCACTTTATCTATGTCTATCCCCGAAACATCCACACCGTCAAGCCCTATAGCAGCCTTTACCATCGCCCGTACCGCATTATTACTCCTTCGCTTGTATTGCCCTACGATTTCCTCTTGGTCTTTCAACGTCTTGTCTAATAGCTCCCTAGCTGCTTTCTTTTGTTCTTCCGTTGAGTCCTTGTCTTTTAAGATAGTTATTTGCTCCTGTACTATTGCTTGGTTCTTTGCGTCGAAATAAGAAAATGACATTTTAGTATTTCCTAATTGATCCATCGCGTTGTATGCTTCCCGCGCTAGCCGTATAGTTTCGGATAATCCGTTCATGAACGGTGTCCAGTCTCCACTACCGATAGAGTAAAAAAATTGATCCACACCACCTTTTAAGCCATCCATAGTACGGGCGTATTCATCCCCTAGCGTCTGACTGCTATTCATTACTTTATTGAACCCTTCCGAAGCAGTTACAGCAATACCGAGAACTCCGGCAAACTTCATAACTCCCGATACTGCAACGCCGGACATTTTAGCGATGTCGCTTTGAAACCCGTTTACATTCTTCTTCGACTTATTTAGATTCGCGTCAAAGTCATTTGTTTTAAGCAATAATCTTGTTACTATATCAGACATCTTTATTCGTGTTTAATTGTGATTCAAATGCTTTCGCTTTAGCTCTAAGCCGTTTCATATCCTCGTTAGCTACGCTAGTATCTTTCTTCTCTTCTTCATCCCACGGGAAGCGGAGTATGTCGGTTTGCTTTAGCGTCTTTGTGCTATTCGATTGTGCTATGATGTAGCCTAACAATCTAGTTTGCTCCCATGACTCGCGATTGCGTCGATTCAATCCGTCTAGAAACGATTCGACCTCGATAAAGCTCATTTTATCGAGGAAGTAATCAGGAGCGATACCGCCCTCTCCGACAACACGCGAATAGAGTTCGCGGATACTTACTGCTTTTTCTTCCGCGTCGTCACCTTCTTTTTTTTTACGTCATTTCCTGCCGACTGCGAACGTAGTTTAATCTCGTCCAGAAGAAGCGCTTTAAACTGATTGAATAATGTCAGATCGTTTTCGCACGAATCTATAAACTCGTCAAATTCCATTGTGAACGATTCGTTATTTGCAAGTAGGAACGAATAAAACAAAAGAAATTCGTCTATCATTTTACCGAATTGGAACGGATAGCCGGATAGATTTTCAAAGATAAAAAATGCCCGAAGCGAGTATTTTAAGACGAAGTCCTTTCCGTTAATTGATATTGTTTTCATTGAATAATAATTTTAGAGCGGCAAAGCGCCGCTCATGATTACTTACTAGCGGGTACGGTAGTTTCTTTTTTAAGCGGTCCCGTACCTTCAAAGGAAATTGAGAAAGTCGCTTTATCTCCATCTGGTGCATTCGCTTCTAATGAAGTAATAACCGCCTTTCCTGTGTAGGAACCGGGAGAAAGCGTCCACCCCGCAGTGGGCATTTCGTTTTCATTCGCATTAGCTATAACGCCAAAATTCAACGTAATAGGTTTATGTTCAATAAACAAGGCAAACAACTTGTCGTAGCTATTCGCGTCAGCGTCAGCACTAAACAAGTTATCACTCGAAGCGTTCCAAGACAGTTTTTTAATGTCCTTTTCCGTCCAAATGCCGGAGTCCTTACTTTGCGTGTCGATAGTTTCAGCCGACAAACCTAATTTGCAGGAAGTCGCCAAAGCTAGCGCCTTAGCCTCTACAAATAACATTAGGTCTTTTCCTAATACTGCTTTTGCTTTACTCATAATTTTAATCGTGTTTTATTTGTTAGTTATTCTGTTTTAAAAGAAAATACGAGACGTTGAATGAAAGTATCTTCAATAAAATCCTCGTCCGCACTCATTAACTTTGCGTCGATCACATCGAAACTGCCGTAGCTTCCTCGCTTGTTCTCTAATGCCTTGCGCACTTCCTCCGCGATAGTAATAGAGTTCAGATAATTGTCGCTAGCAACGGCGATCTCAACCGAAACAGCATCCCCGGTCCCGTAACGATCTTTGGTGTACTCTGGAACTAAAGAACTACGTTTGTAAATTACGAACGGAAAAGATGTTTCCGTTTTGGTTGAGATCGCATAGATTTTATCAGTAACCAACTTTGCCAACTCCGTAGAATCGCTTAGTTTCTTATATACGTGTGCGCCTATTGATAAACTCATTTCTTTTTATTTGCTACTTTCATTATAGAATCAATTATATTTTGCTCTAGTGAGTCCTCCGCTTCTTTCTGCTTCGATTTGACCGCATTAGAAAAGAAGTGAGAAGCATTTATACTACCCCTATTCGCTCCTTTTTTGGTAGCTCGTTCTTTGGTTCCTGATTCAAACCATTTCAGCATATAGGCGCGTGATCCCTTTTTGCGTCGGTCGATCAGGTCAACCCGTGCGCCGGAAGCATTGCGATAAACTGCTACGTTTATTTCATTCTTTAACGGTTTGAATGTCGAACCATTTTTTGTACTCGAAAACTCCGCGTCTGTAACAGCAGAAACTAAATTTTCCTGCGCCTGTTTGCGAATGATGAGAATAGACCTTCTTAATGCTGATTTAATCGCTTTCTTTGCTTCATCATCATTCAAGCGGTCCAACAACTCGTTTACCTTTTTTGTATCTACCTCGACGCGATACAAATTCCGCCCAGTATAGTTTTCATTACTCATTGATTACCTCCGCTTCTATGACCGTTGCCTGCTGCTTCCGATCGTGATTGATAGATAGAATCTTATATTTCTGCCCGTCGTATTCGATCCGCATTTTAGCGTTGACCTCTTTACAAATGCGAATCATTATCGTGTTTACGGTCGTATTATAGATTTCGCCGTTAGCCTCTTTTCGTGCACCAGACTTAAAACGGATATACGCACGCTTATCGAATACTTTCACCCAACTTTCAGACGTACCGCCGAGGCTATCCCGGATTGATTCACTACGATAAAAGCCAATCATTTCGTTTAATAATCCCGCTTGCATTATGTGTATCGCTTTAAAGGTTGCAGTAATAGTTCTACGTGTCCCGGTATTACTTGCGGTGTGGCAAATGTAACCGATTCACGATTAGCATAATAGTTCGCAATAAGTATGCGGATTGCGTGCCAAATACGACGATCAATTTTCCCCTCCTTTGCAAAACCTTCCAACGGAGCGTTTAAATACGCCTCTATTGCAAGTTGAACGGGTTCAATAAGTTCGGTTATATATGTATCGTCCGTATCAAAATCGACATTTAAATGCTGTTTGAGTTCTTCAAGTGTTACGTATTGTGGCATAATTATAAGTATGAAAAAAGGCTAAGGCTATGAAGCCAAAGCCTTTTCGTTTTTAAGTAGTTAGTAGTGTGTTATGCTTTTGCAGCTTTTGCAACCGCTTTCTTCTTCGCGATTGCGAATGCCTCTGGGCGAGCTACAACAATATCATACTTTGAGTTTAGCGTAAACTTCGTTTCGTTAGTGTCTGCTAGAGTCACATCGTCAATAGTCATTCGAATTTTTCCCCATTGACCGATACCAACGTTCGAAAAAACACCGAAGCCGAGTTCATCCGCACCCATGTAATTAGTCATGTACACCGGATAGCCATTCATCATCCCGTCTTTAAGAACCATTTCGGGAGAACCTTTTTCAATACGTGTAGTTTTTAATTTACCGCACATTTTCGGACTGCAAATATATGCTGCCGTTCCGTCAGTAACATCTACGTTTTCATCCATTACTGCGGTTTCTAGCGCTACAACGTCCTCGAATGTGGGAGCAACTTCATACTCCACTGTTGGAGAATCTTTCACAAACACACCTTTTGAGGCAAGTCCCTGCTTTTCTCCGGCAAACATAATCTTATTCAATGTACGAGCAGTTGACAAAGACAATTGTTTAACGGTGACATCAAACAAAGCATCGTTTGTCTGATCAATTGCGTCGTTAGACAATGGGATAGAAATACCCAAACGCCACGGATGCGCCTTTAAATTTCCAATATCCAGTTTTGTCGGATTTATTTTGGTGTTCTCGCCTTCAATTGTAGCTTCTACAGCCGCCAATGTCGGAAACATCAATTCGCCAATCAAACCGTATTGCATCTTAATACCCAACTTATTAACAATAAGCCCCTTTTCAAGCGGTTCGATAATATCGCCGATTGTTGTCGGGATCATCGGAGCGGCATCGGTTGAACTTGTTCTTACAGGATCACCCTCCGCACGCATAGAGAAATTAAGCCCCTTTGCATCAGCAAAATTCCCGTATTCTTCCAAAGAACGATGATTGCAAACGTCATATAAAGCCTTTGCAAAGATAGCTCTTTTGTTTTCCGGCAAAATTGCAGATTTGCTACTTTCCAGACTTCTAAGAGTCTCGTCGATGACGATCTGATTTTTACGAGTCATTAACTCGTTGAATTTAGTCTGCTCTTCGTCTGTCAAACTTCTTTTTTCTGTTTTTGCTTGTGATAACAGATTTCTCATTTGCTCTTTAAGCAGAGCTACTTCTTCTAGTTTTGTCATGTCAAATAAATTTTTCTAAGTTTTCTATTTCGGATAAATAATCACTATTTGTATCACCATTAAGAAGCTGTTCTATATTTTCAAGGCTTCTAACTGTTACATCTGTACCAAAAAAGGCAGGGTCTGAAACAGGGGAAATATCAGATATATAATCAATCTTGTGCACTGTACGCAACAGCATCCCATCTTTCATCGTATATGAAACTTTACTTTTATCCTTATCATCAGTATAATAAGCGAAAGACGATCCGAATATGTCTCCCCGTTTTATCATTTCATAAGCAAAATTCCCATCGCTAGTACATGGAGCCTCGAATCGGTATTTCAAGCCATATTCATCAAAATTTAATTCGAGTGATCCGGAACCGTAACGGCATCTAGCCAAAAGCCTACGTTTATCGTGTTCTAGTACCGCCTTTATATCGCATCGGGTTATAAGTTCTTCGGTTGCTGCACCATGTTCGATAACCTCAATAAAAAAGCGTTTCCTTTCCTCGTCATACATCACACGACTTTCTTTTCCAAAAACAACAGCGTACCCCTCAATAATTCTACCCTCCGATAATTTGGGTGCGCCTAGCTCTGTAAAACTCCTTATTTCCATTGCTTTTTACTCTATGCTTTTTTCGTTTGTTTTTGGTAGCTCGTCTTTTTCGCTACTAATCTCACCTTTAATCTTAGGAGAGTCAATCGGAGCAACATTACAGGACATAAACGCAATGTCACCGCCATTTATAGGCGCTTTATCTTCACGGCATACACGCCATTCGTTCACCGTTGACACGCCGTATTGTATCTCCTTCTCCATACAAGCCGTTTGTGTGGCTATATCTGTTTTATACAAGGCTTTACGGTCAAATTCTATTTTATAAATACCAGAGACAGTTCTAGGTATCAACTTTGCATTAAATTCAGCCTCAATACGACACAATATAGGATCGAGCGTGTCAGACAAGAAAGCAACTTGACTCATTTCAGAAGCCTTGTAATTAGTAGATTGTCCGGCAAACACCTTGTCTGGATGAACACCATAAAAACGGCAAATATCGAATACGGAAAACTTTTTAGTTTCTAGTAGCTGAGCGTCAGCCGGAGTTATTGAAAGTTGTGTAAAAGTCATGTCCTCGCTCACGGAAGTTATATCCCTCCCGTTATTAAAGTCTTTTTCCACTCGGTCCGCTACGTCGGAAGTCTGTTTATCGCCAACAGAAGAAAGTCCCTTTCCCCCACCTTTGACACCAGAAATAATACCTTTAATCTTACTCCCATTCTGAAAAGTACGCAAACTCTGATTATCAGCACTAGCAGAAACCGAAAGAACCGTGCTTGCATACGTGATCGTGCTAACACCTGTATACCCACCATCGAGACTCTTATTTTTCAGATGGATAATACTTTCAGCCGGATAAGTACCATATATCTTATTTATTACATCACAAATAGTATATTCGTCCCTGTATATATCGTATGTAACAGAGTTATTTGAGCAAAGTATTAATTCTGCCGTATCTCCGAACATTCTCTTGATGAAAATATATGAATTACCACGATTAACCATTTGAATAATTGCATTACATATTAAGTCGTAACTATTCATGCGCTTATTCGGTTTTTTAGTCAGCAGATAATGCAACTCGTTTTCGGTATCTACCTTGTAGTTTCCGGCATCTTCTTTACGTTTGATATATAGCGGCAGAGAAGCAATAGTACCAGAAAGAATATCAGTACATCTAAACGCGGTCGATAACCGCATAGCCTGTTCGGGAGACTTTACCGAAACAGGTTGTTCCCTAGCTGTTTTATCTCTAACTTCTACTATTTTTTCCTCTTCGGACGGTAGAGATCGTTTTTCCTCTCTGTTGCGTCCTATTCTTAAATTAAGTTCAAATGCCATAGTCTTATCGTGTTACTCGGTGTAATTATTGAATAAATGAAATGTCATTAGGTTTGTTATCGTCGAATCAATTTTTGCGTTATGCGTTTTCTTGACTGGCTTTTTATTCATATTCCTATCTTCGTCTAACACTGCATTTGAGAAGCAGTACGGCGTAATAGGGTTCGGATCGAATGTGAGTTTATTTCGATATAAGGCAAGTTCAAACGATTCTATCGGACTCGTAAACGTCCCGTATGTCTGTTTGACAGGCTTAATATATTCGCTTGCACTACCGACCGAATAAGAAAGTAGATTCACAAATTCAGCCGATTTATAAGGGTCATAACCAATACCCATAATTTGCAAATACTTCGCCCGTGATAATATATCGTTTACTATTTGCTGATAGTCGATAATATCGCCATCACAAAGAATCAAATACCCTGCTTCCGCCCAACCTTCGTAGAGTTCCCGATTCGGATGATCCTTTAAAGCTCCTTTCGGAAAATAGTAATCCGTATGCGAATGAAAAGAGCCGCCTTCTTTCGAATAGATATTATAGGTAACCGTAGAAAAGTCGTCTCGAACGGATAAATCAACCGCCGCCATCGTAAGCGGATAAGTACCGATATTCTCTATGCTAATACCTTTGAATCGTTCTTCGATCTGCTTCGCCTCGATCCATTTCGTTGTCGAATCAACTGCAAACACATTAAGTAACTTCGTCCGAAACTCCAATGCGTCCGGCGCACTGTATAAAGCCTTTTGATAGGCGTCTATATAAAAATCCTCATAAACAGTTATACCCATGTGTGGCTGAACCTTTCGCCATGTCGCCGGGTCCCCTTCTTCGTCGTCTATATCCGGTTCAAAAATGTGCGCAAATATCGAATCGTTTTCGATCTCACCGCGTAGGATTGCTTTATACATTTTCAGCATCTCCACAAACGGCGCTGTCTCTTTGTCAGAGGCGGTCGTAATAACTACGGTTAAAGGGTTGAGCCGTGCGCCCATTGAGGAAGTTAATACATTCTTCAACGCGGCGCTATCGGCTTGCGAATACTCGTCCACTATTACCATGCTTGCGTTAAGTCCGTCTAATTTATCCGGGTTAGAGGCAAGGCAACGGGCAAAAGAGGTTTTTCCCTTTATGCGGTTATATATGATTTCTCGATTGATTTTGAAGTGTCTAAACTTCGGGTCGAGAGACTTTAAAATATTACGTATTTCGTCAAAACAGACTTTCGCTTGATTGTATGAGTTTGCGGCTACGTATGTTTGTGCGTTCGCATCACCGAACAACAAATCGTTAATCGAAAGACTCGCTACGCTTGTTGTCTTACTGAATTTACGCGGGACGAATAAAAGAGCTTCACGAATCAAACGTTTGTTTGTGCCGGGCTTGTAAAACGCAAGAATGTTAGAGAACTGAAACACCTGTATCGGAGTCAGTTTGTATCTAGTCTTTCCCTTTGTGCCGGAGAACTTCAAACGCTCGTAAAACGTGACGAACTTCTTAACTTCCTTGATGCGAAATTCGTATTTATCAAGGAATGAAAAGAAGCGACGAACGGCTAGTAACTCATAAAGATTGTGTGCGTTTGGGTTATTAATGCAGCCCTTTATATACACGTTTAATCTTTCGTCCGCCTTACCTAGCTTATATGAATCAACGTCGATATTATGCAAATCGGAGATAACCGACTGCTTTAATGTAATCAGTTTATCTCTAGTCTCCTTCTCCATCGCGATCTATCTTATCTACCTCGTTTATTAAGTCGTTCACCTCGTCATCGTCAGACGCGGACAAAGTTTGTAGTGTCAAGCCAAGTTCCCGCAACTGTTTGCGAGTAACTTCGAGCGCATCAAATAAAACTTTGAAAGCCGGATGCGCCACGAGCTTCTTATTTCCTTCGCGAGAAACTTCCGTAACAAACGAACGTTTCTTCTTTGCTATGTCATTGAGAGCGATCTTAAACGCAATGTAAGAACCTGCACAAAGAGTTATACACAAATCCAAATCAGATGTGTATGTTCCTTGCGAGTTCATCGCGGCGCGAATCTTTTCTTTTATATCGTCTAAATCACTCATTTTTATATGCGTTTTTGCATATATGAAAAGATCGCAAGTATTTGGTAGCGCGGAAGTTCGAGAAGAAAAGCTCACCCCCAACGAGCACCCCCTCATTTCAAAAATTGCTCGCGCGTGTAAAAACAGGGTGAGGTGGGTTTCGTGTATCGCGTTAAAAAATAAAAAAACCGCCCCCCTATTTCTAAAGTGAAAAGATTTATTGCCATTTGACTTTGAGCGAAATGATAAAACTACTATTTTTGAAAAAAAAACATGAATAATTTATTAATAATTGGAAACGGATTTGATTTAGATTTAGGGTTACCAACTAAATATTCTGATTTTATTAAAAGTGAACACTTTCAAAAATATAACAAAAGAGAGTACAAACTATTTAACCATATTAGTAGAGCATATCTTAATAAAAAATGGATTGATATTGAGAATGAATTAAAAATATTTGCACTAAATGACAAAGGTAAAGACGACCTAAAAAACAAGACAAATGATGAATTCGAAAAGTTAAGGACGTCACTATGTGATTATTTATCAGACTTAAGATATGACCATTTAAATAAAGATTCATCGGCATGTATCCTTATTACATCTACTATAAACAATTACCTTTTCAACAAGTTATACACATACAATTATACAGACTTAGAAAAGATCCTTAGCATATTAGATATTAAGGAAGGCTTTAACAGTAAAATTAAAATAGAGTATGTTCATGGAAAAGCTGATGATAAATCGATAATCTTAGGCTTTGAAGATTCAGCAGAAGTAAAAGATGAATATTTATTTATGATAAAATCATTTAGCCGTCATTTTCGATCGCATAATATCCAATACGATATGATAAATGCTGATGAAGTGATCTTTTTTGGGCATTCATTGGGAAGTACCGATTATCACTATTTTGAACGTTTTTTTCGAAATCAATCTAATGAACAAATAAAAATGGAAGAATCAAAGAAAATCACAATATTCACCTATGATAATGAATCAAGATTAGAAATATTAGCTCAACTTAGAAATATGAACGAGAAAAAAACCAACTTACTGTTTAGCTTGAACCAATTAAATATTTTTTGCACAAAAGATGAAGAAGGGGATAAAGAAAGAATAAAAGAATATTGCGAACATCTTCAAACAGAGGGAGTCAAAACTCAAGAAACAGCTATAAGAAAAATAGCAGCAAATATGAGGGAGAAGGAAAGAAAGTCAAAACTCTCTTTTTAACGAAATCACCCATGCAGCAACCATCTGTGGCGTGGGTGATTTTAAATTTATAAGGGTTTTGCCCCCCTTCCAATAAAAACAATTTTATCATTTCAAAAAACGATCTACAAACCGTTCCGTTGCCCTCCGATTATTTGCCTGTATCGCTTCTTTCGAATGACTGAAAGCGCACCGATGTATCTCGGAGTGGCACGCATGACAGAGGCTTTGCAAGTTGTTATAATCAAACATTAGCTGCCTCATTCCGAGTTCATGCGGTACGGATTCAACAGGTGTCTTGTGATGCACTTCCGTTGCGAGTGTACTTAGATCGTTCGCCTCGCACACTTCACAAATCGGATTGTTTCGTAGCTTCTCGGCTCGAAGCTGTTTCCATCGAACCGAGTTAATCATCTTAATGTAATGCGGGTTTCTACTCATAGCGCTTCGATCCGGTCTAGTCCGTTAATAAGTAACCTAATCCGTGCGCAATCTCCATCGCATCGAGTCGATTGCGTCTCCTGCTTATGTATCCGACTCGCACAACCTTTGCAATTCTTTGACGGACACATTTGTTTATACACTTCGATAGCTTGCCGCCTCGTTTCGTCTCTCTGCATCCGAGCCGCTTCGATAGCGACTTTTCGGATTAAGCCACGCGAGCGGATACGCTCGTTTGTGGCTTGTTCGATGTACTGTTTTACTTTACTCATTTTACCGTGTTATTTTTAGGTTTGTAATTCCACCCGTTTAACTCGTAGACTTTCCGTTTCGCCTCTTCCTGCGTTGCCGCGTCATCTACCTTTGTGTCTCCGTCTGGATCGCGACGATAGATATTGAAGTGACGAAAACGAGGGGAATAATAATACTTTGATTGATTTTGTGTTTGGCTCATTTCTGATTTGATTCTGTTTATAATCTCATGCTTACTTACGTAGGCACAACATAAGTTTTTCAATATCAATCCCATTCCTTCTTGAGCTGGTTCTTATGAAAGTCAAATAAAGACATGAGATCAGTGTATCACCCTTATATCCAAGCTCTGCAAGAGCTGTTGGAGTTTAAGCAACTTTTTTTCTGGCAATTGACTATTTTTTTTCATCTTCTATTGACATTTATTTAAAAAATTATATATTTAGTATAGAAAGTGTTAGATAAGCTTTCCGCAGAGGCTTGCTTCTGCAAAATAATTTTTTAAAAAAATCAACATATGTTTAATTTAAAACTGAAATGCCAGTGGAAAAAAATCAAGATTAACATGGAGTATGGTACGAATAATAGTAGTGCCACCTCATCAGTTAAAAAAGATTCTTTAATTACAAAGATGATTTGGTTCTCTTTAGAACTTGGAACTTTATTAGGAATATGGAAGTATATTTTACTACCCTTATTCTCATTAATTTAACTTTAAGAGAGTATGAGGTTGCTCATACTCTCTTAATTACATCTTTTCTAAATTAGTTATTCGTTTATTAAAAATCTCCACCCTCACAAGCAAATAAAATGGAATCTGCAATTCTATCTTTATCCATTCGGCCATCTTCCGTTTCACATGAAGGATTTTCCTTGCTTCCTTTCAGGATATTCAAATCACCGTTAGCAAAGAGGATTAATGATTTAGGTTTCTTTCGCATCAATTTCTTTAGCTCTTTAATCCACTCTTCTTCTTTTTTTGTTAGTTTTATTGTTTCCATAATATTCCTTTCTAAATTGTTTTACGTTAATTGTCATTCAATTCTAAACACTTCTTTAGTTTCTCAACATTGTGTTCATCTGTAAGCCATGAATAGGCATACTTACCATTTCTGGGGTCGTTTGAATTCTTAAACTGCATTACATCACATACTTTGTAAACGGCAGCATAATAAGGCTTTGCGCTGTTTCTTTCTATGTATGCCGTAAACACTCTGTTTTTACCAAAGTAGTGGTATGCCTTTCTTCCTTTGTGCTCGCAGAAGATAAATCCTATATCTACTAAATCTTTTTCGCTCATATTTTCATTGTTATTAATTAAAATACCGACTACATTTAAATCCTTTACGTGGTGAGAAGTCCGCAAAATCAAACGACTTGAACCGTGCTTTTTTATTCACCCACGAGGCAAAGTCCTTCTCATACTGCACCGGAATCCTTTCGTTATCATAGTCACGATAGCATTGAACGAATGGGGCAATGCCTAATTCCGCCAACTTTGTTACCCGGTAATAATCTTCTTCTGGTGTACTCCAATATCCGATCAGGACATAGCACGAGATTTTATAGCGTTTTACCTGCTTTATCATAGCTTTCAGATTTGGCAGAATATTGTCTTTCGGATTATCCCAAGCAATATGAATACTACTACCCTTCAATCTCATTGAATTGAGAGCGCTAGCTTGCTCTTCGTTCATTATCCTTACGTCTACTCCGTGAAGATTAACAGGCTGTTTGGTAGCATTCAGAAACGATACAGCATCACGCCATTGGGGATTAGCAAAGAAATTGTTATCTAATACTTCAATGTGTTTCCCTGCCGGATTTAATTCCATTGGGAAAGCAGGGGCAATCTTTCCCTCTTTTCTCCTAACTACGCAAAATGGGCAATTTCGAATACATCCACGTGAAAAAAACTCAATACTAAATTTGTGCATTGGATAGAGAGAGTAATCGGGATTTGTAACGTGATCAACTTCTTTGGGTAACTTTGAGACTATATCATACCCCGTTCCACCTCTTACGACTTCATCTGCCTGTATTACCCTACCATCATCTTCCGTGAATGTAAACACCTTACTCATATACACTTTATCATAGCGTTCTATTCCAGAATACCACTCAACCGTATCACCTTGTGTTTTATGGTAAGTGGACAACTTCATTAAAGCCAAATTCGGGAAATTATGTCCATCAACATCAATAAGTCCGATTTTACTCATAATTTTATTGCTCTTCGTTAATAACTTCATCTTCATTTTTTACAGGCTTCTTCACCGGAACTCGGATCGCCTTTTCTGTAAACTTACTCGATAGATACTGTTTCGCTTCGATCCAACTTGAAAAGTGCAAATCTGGATCAGTGTAAAGTGACAGGATCGTTTCGTTTAGTTTGTCGAGTGCTCCGTATGAGCTTGAATTTATCGTACCGTCTAAAGGTGAAAACTTGGCAACTAAGCCGTTATAATTCTCTGAAACAAATCGGTCGATATACTTCCGATTCCGTTCATTTGCTTCGGTCCGCTCTGCGGGAACGTCGTGCAAATAGTTTGTGTTTGATAGTTTTCTAATCATATTAAAATCCTTCTAATCGTTTTTGTCCGTGCATTTCGTCCACCTTGTACTGTGGTAGTTTCCGTTTTGGTTTTACATACTCGAAATGTCGTTCTGCTTCTGATAGATCATAGAACATTTCTTTGATTTCGTCCGGTAATACTTCTTCGTCGTCATCGTCGGGCATCGGATCAGCAACCCGGAGAAAACAGCCTAAAATGTACTGCATGATTTCGTATGTACTCTTGAAATGGTAGTCGGTTTTGATCTTGTCTAGTCGCCGCCATTGGTCCAGATCGACGCGAACCGGAATTTTCTTGAAATAGACGAATTTCTTTTTTCTTCTTCGCATAGTTTCTTTATTTTAATTATCTTCTACTAGCTCCATTCAAGTCTAAAACATTGAACATCTCGTTTATTCGGTCCGCGATATACGCACCGTAAATAGTCTGTATTTCCTTGATCGTTAGATTTGTCGTTACATGGGTTATCGCTTCATGTCTCAACTCGTACCGACATTGAAAAATATATTGCATCACGTTCAACTCAGTGCCGAAATACTTCGCCGGGATTGGTTCTCGTCCTAGTTCATCGAAACAAATCATTCGCGGCGCACCGTTGTTGTATGTGTACAACTCTAGCGCATCCTTTCCACGCATTGAAAAGCTATTCGCAATGAAGGAAGCCGAGTCTATCCTAAAACCGCCGACTGGATAACCACCCTTCGCTTTGCCACGTGTGAAATACCCGTATCGGTTTAAAATCTGCATGATGGTACTTTTCCCGGTCCCAATGTCACCCCTCAACAATAGCCCTTTGTTTGTATCTAATTTACCACGTCCTTCTGTATACAAAAAGAGTTGATTCATTAGGTTCTTATTGGAGTTGTCAATCTTAAAATCGGGACAAACGTACTTACAACACGCTTTAAACCATTCCGGGCGTTTCCCTATTTCTATCGGCTCATCATAATACGGTAGTCCGTATGATAGTATCGCCGCTATCGGTAGAGTTTGCTTGCTTCTTGTTTCCATATTCATTTTTATTGTTTTTCAGTTCAAAGAATCCCGCCCAATTATTTGCAATCGCTTCATTTATGATTTGAGACGCAATCGCCGGATTACCTTTGCTCAATTTCACTAATTTGCTGTAACACGCTTTAAGCGACTTTTCCGATTTGTAATTTTCCCGTCTGTCTTTTTTGTATTCAAGCCAAAGAATAAACGTCTCTAAAAACTCGTTAGATATAAAATCAAAATCTCCATGAGAGACTTTAGAGAGTATATTTTCGTTTGGTTTCTGTTTTAGTTTATTATAGTCCGTACTATTGGTAGTATTATTGGTTGTCTTATCTCCCCTCTTATCGGTTGGTTTATCGGGCGTATTATCTACCGTATTATTTACGGTAGTCATTACGGTAGTTTTAAACTCCTTCACAAAAGAATAGGAACTAACAACACGTCTACTTTTACCAGATTTATAATAAATCAATCCTGCATTTATTAAAGACTCACGGGCTTTTATTAGTGTTTTCTCATTCACATTAAGCGCAAAACAAAGTTCAATGTTCGAGCAATCGAAAACGTCCCTCCAATCTTCGCCGTTACAAATAGCCACTAATTCGTAAAATAGGGCTTGTTCGGTGGCGGTAAATCTGAAACGTCGTCTCGCTTTTCTCATCTTCTCAGTTAGCGTATATCCGTCTATATTCATCACACTTATAAAGTCTATCGCGCTACATAATAACTACAAATCCTTATCCCTATGGACCGCCCCACTTTAAGGACGGAGCAATAACAAATAAAGTTCTTTTCTTCTCCACCATTCCGACACGTCCGGCAATCGCTTTTTTGTACCTGTGTTGTTTTCTTCGCCATTTTATACCTCCTGTATTCTGATTCCATGAACGTAAAGCATGAGCTTCCGTTTGATTATATACTCCTTTGTTCGAACTCCTTTCGTATCCTCAACGACATACTCGCCATCTCGATAATAAACGAAGTCCGCGATATAGTAAACGCCTCGTTCTAGAAGTTCCTTTTTACGCAACATCTTCCGCACTCCCTGCACTTCATAGAAACGATATTGAGGCGAAATAAGCTCGTATTTTACTTGCTCTTGCAATCCGGTTATAATCCCCTTCTTTTCGAGTAGTTTCAACTCCTTAGCGCGCCGATACTCCTTTTTAGAGTCGTATCCCTCTATCTTTACATTGTTATACTTTGCCATGTCTTTATTTTGGTTTGTGAATGTGGATAAGCTCGGATTTGAACCGAGATTTGTCGCAGACCGCTTGCGAACGTCCGTCACGATCGGAACCAATTCCACGCACTAGGGTGGAGCGTTTACCAATTCCGCCACTTATCCGATTTGCCGGGACTTTCACCCGGCTTATTATTAGAATTTAAGAGAATCAGCCGCAAGGGAATCACATTTGTATACATGGTATCCATTGCCCGAAATACTTCTTAAAAAATAGACATTGCCTTTGGCGTCTTTAACCAAATGGTTATTTAATCCATTCCGATCACACGAGAACAGGCAAAGAGCCATTAAAACAAACAGAATCTTTCTCATTTACTTTCTCCCTCCTTTACTCCATATGGGTAGACATCTACAATCGCCGTTTCTTTCAACGAAATCGAAGAATAATCCGCCATCGTTCCTTTCATACCTTCGTCGAGTTTCTTCATTGCGTCGTGAATATCTGCGGCTTGTACCAGAACATTCGTATAAGTCCGCTTTTCTTTGCCGCTTACTTCGTCCACCGTAATAAAAGCGAGTCGTCCGGCATACCATTTATCAGCAGAATCTTCTTCGCTCGTAAATATCTCGCTATAATGTGCGCGGGAAATGTCGGACACTGTAAACTCACCGGAGATAAACGGAGTCATTTCTTCGGTTATTCGCGCTTCTGCTTCGGTAAAACTCAGCGCATCGACTAAATACGGTTCAGTTACTTTCTTTTGTATCCCGTTTTCCATTACTTTCTCGTAACGGATTTTTGTTAAAAACCAATTGTGCATAATTTCGTGTTTATTAAAGCGTTTATAAAAAATGTGATTAATCGTGTTGTGTTAGTGTTGTGACGGTTATTTCTTTGTCAGTTTGCGTATTTCTTTCCGTAGCTTATAAATCTGATTTTTGATCGGTACGCTGTTTTTCGCATCCGGCTTTAACGTTTCGATCTGTATCTTTAATTCTAGGACCGATTTTGCCTTATCGACACAATCAAGTAAATCCAGACCGGAACGAATAGATTCGTCTATCATTTCACTAGCTAACCGGATACGGTCATAGAGTTTCTTTATATTCTCCACATGATCGGCGCGATTCATTTCAAGTATTCGACCTTCATTTACATAGCCGTCATAAATGACATAATACAATTTGTCTACGTCCGGGCGACCGAGAAAATGACCGAGGAACTGCCAATAATATTCGTCCTTTTCGTCGATGGTATTCCCGAATTGCAAAGATTCGATTTTACCCTGCGACATCGGGCATTTGATTTCGCCTAGAGCGATAACTTTCCCGTCGAATCCATACACATAGAAATCGGGTGAATCTCCGAACCCTTCAAACGGTTCATTGAAAACAATGTCGTAAAAATCGGTTGTACACGACTTGATCTCGTTCATTAATTGACTCCGTACCCACTCAACCGCTAACGGTTCGTTGTCGTGCCCCCAATCAAAAGCCTTTGCACTTCCGTTTTCTCGCATCATCCCGGTCCTACGCTCGTATCGTACTAAATACATCGCATCCAACGCGGCTTTACCGAACGGACATCCTTTGCCCGCTTTCATCAAATCGGGAAGCGTAGAGGCTGTTATTTTGCCACGTCTCTTTTCTTTCCATTCAAATTCCTTTTGTTCACTTGATTTCATGTGCTACTAATTCTTTGATTTGTTCTTTTGTTAGTTTGTATTTCATTTGGACTTGCGCAACTGTATAGCCGCCCGCCAATGCGTCTAGAATGTTTTTCCAGATCACCGATCCAGTTTCAACCGTAGGCAATGAGTTTTCAACTTTCGGGATGAATGGACGAATACGGAGCGAATCAACTTTTTCGCCGAAAGCGTCCACCATTACCGCACCTATCTGAATTTGCTTGTTTATCCATTCCTCGAAATTCGGTGTTTTGAAAATCTTCGTCATAGTTTTGCAGTTCGTCCGGTTGAGGATCATCGGTTTTACATTCTCGAAGAAGTAAGCGACGAAGCATTCTTCTTTCTTTCCAGACGCACCGACTACCTGTTCTCTTTTCGTTTCACGGATGGTGAGAACTATATCTTTTCCGTCCGGTAGGCTGTAAGCGCCTAAATAGTCATAATTAAATTGAGTTTTCCAATGTGTCATTGTCGTGTGTAATTTAGTTATGATTCGAACATCGCTTTTAATATGAAAACGAGAAAGATTACAGCTAATAATATCGCTATTGGAATCCATAAAGGAGAAGTCACCCACCACCAAGACCAATCGATATAATTTGTGAGTTTCAATACGATAAAAACGATAGTAAGTAATCCGCAAAAACCAATGCTACTACCTTTTGAGTTATTACTTGTACTCATATTCATATACAGTTACCTATACACCGTAAGGTTTTATTGTTTTGTTTAAAAATTATCCGATCCACCTTGATAAAGCGACTCATAACAGCGAGCGCAAACAGTTATTATCTTTGTACCGCGTCTGCCGCGCTCATATGTTTCGACTTCTATCTCAATTTCTTCGCCCGGTTCGATTTCCTCGCCGCAATCTTCGCAAGTTAGAGTATCAGCAGGACACGCGCCTAGCACCGTACACATTCGACAGTTACCGATACATTGATGATTCGCCGCCATGTCTTTTTACGTTTATATAGTTACAGACTAGCACATAGATAATCGTTAGAAACACGATCAGAAGTGCGATGATAAGTTTGCCCGGTTTCAGTTCGCCTTCTGCGAGGCTGCACGCTAGGAGCATTAAGATGATAGCGATAGGGCTTTGTTTGAGTGTTAGCATGATATTTCGTTTTAATTTGGATATTCTTCACTATAAGCGTATCTAAGTACGTCGGACGCTTTACACCTCCATTTACCGTGTTGGTGTGCGGTTGGCTTATCAGTTGCGATTTTCCCGCGTCCTACTAAATCCTCCAACCTCCGGCGACCTCCGACGATTTCCGCCGACATATTTTTACTAAAGGTTAGTTCTCTCGTAGCGTCATAAATTCGGTTGATTTCATTCGCTAGTTTCTCATTGTAACGTTCTGCTGTCGTCATTGTAGTCGTGTTAAATAGATTCCTGTTTCGGTTGCTTTCGTTTTGAATAGAGCTAACCCCTTTCTTTTAAGTTGGCTTGCCGTTGCTTTTGCGGTATCTTCTTTGTCTTTATCGAAGAATACTGGATCGCCTACATTTAAATCAAGTAAGTTCTTTCGTGTTGGTTTGATTGGTGTTGCTTTCATAATTCCTTCGTTTTATTTGTTACTTATTCATTCATTCATTAACTTTGATGCGACAAAGATAAGTCCATTATTGGACTATACAAAACAAATAGTCCAATAATTAACCAAAATAGTCCATATTTAGACTATTTCCAAATAACAACCAATAATGGAAACACTAGAAAAACTAAGATTTCTAATTGATAAAGAAATAGTTAGCAGATACGAATTGGCTAAAGATTTAGGAATGAGCAAATCGACATTAACTAATTACTATGAAGGGAAAACAACGCCAAGTAGTCTAAGATTGGACGTTATTGAAACTTATATCAACAAAAGATTTGGATCAAATTTAAATTGTTCAACCGAAAAACAACAAGATAGTCCCTTAGAAAACAATAACTATACCCTTCATTACGACGACCTAAAAGGCAAAGCCATTCCACATATAGACGTAGTGACTGCCTCATGCGGTCTGCCCAATGGCTTTAACTCTGCAATAACAAAAGGAGACTGTGAGCGATATATTATCCCCGATATGCCCGGTTGTGATTTCACGATCCGCGCCGGAGGTCGCAGTATGATTAACAGAGACGTCCCAGAACGGAGCATTAATGATCGGGACATTGTAGGATGCCGGATCGTTACAACTAGATCACACGTAAGATGGGGTGAGGTATACGCTTTAGCAACATACGACGGTATAATGATAAAAAAGGTCGAAGAATCAGAACAGGAAGGATATATAAGATGTGTTCCTTTTAATAAGGAGGAAGGTTTTAAACCTTATGATGTTCCGATCAATGAAATACACGATTGGGCGTTAGTCGTCGGTGTGGTAAGCGTGAAAACATGGATTTAAACAAATAACTAATAACAAAACAAAATGAAAAAGCTATTATACTTTGTGTTTGTATTATCTTTTATGGGATGCAGTAACGAAAATACAGAAATAGAAAATTATATTGATGATAATTCCAATAAAAACGAACCCGAAATTTCTCAATCAGTTAATGGATTTGATTGCTATATTGAGTTTACAGGAAATAAATATATAGTTAAGGCTTATAAAGGAAAAGATCTTAGCTTCACAATATCCGATGAAATCACAGATAGAAAGCAATACATAGATTTACAATATGGGCAAAAAAAGGAAATTATAATATCTAATATTCAAATATATAATATTTTGCAATATAAAGATACATTCTATTTACTTCTCAATTTATCAGACAATGGAGGGATCGTTTTTTGGGGAATAAGAAAATTCTATTCTATTGAGAAAGATGTAATTAATAAGCAAACATTTAACAATATTGTTTTTTTACCTACAATGATGCGCTTTTGGTTTGAAAACAGTCTTTTATTTACTGCTAACTCTACAATCTATCCAGAAGCAAGTATATCCGAATCACGTATTTATGATGGGCAATTTAATCTGATAACAAACCAATATCCATCAGGGAAAGTACTAGATATGTTTCATACTATTAATATTTCAAAAGGATATTACGATATCAATCCCCCTTTCGAATATATCAAAGATAATATCACATACAAAGACATAAGAGAACCGAAAAAGAACTTATGGAAATTTGAGTTTCAGACTTATAATAATGATTTCATCGTCAATGATTGGGATACGTCATATACTTCGAATAACTCAATTTCAGTAACTGCTAATATAACATTTGCGAACGGAGAAAAAGAAAAGCTAGAATTTGAATTAGATAAAGAAACAGGTTATCTTATTGAGTAACCCGAATAATCCCACAACAACATGAAAAACTGGATTAAATCATATTGGAACAACTGTTTGTCGATCGCTGCAATTATATGTAGCGTTGTCGCTATTTGCGTTTCGTTGCCATCCGCGCCGGAATTAGGTATGGACTATATCGGGGCGATAGTAGGGATTTTATCGCTTTTAGTGACGATGTTAATCGGATGGCAGATTTGGAATGTGATTGCAATAGATAAGAAGGTTAAAGATGAAGTGAAGCAAGTCAGCAA